GTATTCCTGTCTCTTCATCAGCCAGTTGCCTAGCTTGTAAATACATCTGTAAATTTTCTGGTGCTGTATTGGGAAACTTTAATCCATTGATAGCTGTTCCCGTTACACCTGATTGTCTTCTAAAAATCTTTCCGGGAAATATATCCATATTTTGCCCCGGTACTAATGATGCTTCATCCACATCAAAAACTAAATTACCTGCTAAAGCCAAGTTATCTATAGCCATGCGAACATGCCCATTCATAAGTAACTGTGCATCTTCCATGTTTTCAGGAACGCCTACACCAAATAACTGATAAGGATTTATTTCATATGGAATAGCATGATATGGTATTCGTTCTGGAGTAAATGGATTAAGAACAGCCCGAATTAATTTTCCATTACATATCCAAGCATTAATTTGTAATTGTTCTAATGCTGTAACATTTTGAGGAATTTCAAGATTAATTTCTTCTGCTAAATAATTATCTAATGTTCCCCAGTACTCTAATACTTCATATCTATTATTAGTAACACCTTCACCATAATTTTGCTTATCATAAGTTTGAATTATATCTTCATAATATTCAGTATTATAATTTCCACCCATTTCTAAACATTCAATTATGGCTTCAGCATCAAAATGAGGCATATTTATTAAATCACGTAATTGTGACCTAGTAAATTTATGTCGTTCTATAACATAATCACAATCATTTAAACTTGTTGCTGCAGGGTCAGGAAAGAAATCCCAACAAGAAACTCCTTCTATTTTAGGAACCTCTTTACTATATGGTTGATATGTTTTTTGTTCACCTTCAGTTATCCATTTATGAATAGTCTTAGAATAATTTAAAGGGCCTTTAACAATACCTGTTCCTAATAAAACAGATTCAAATATAGAATGACGTAAAACATTAACCGCATTATTATCCAATAATTGGTCATGTATAACCTTTTCCATTCGTCTTGCTGTTTCTTGTGCAGGACTTATTTGTGGTTGATTAGGTAATCGTCCTCTTCCTTCCAATAATGTTGCATTTGGATATTCTTCTTTTAATCCACCCAATTTTTCCATTGGCGTTGCTTCTCTAGCACCCGGAAGTAATTCTTTTCCATCACCATCAAATCCATACGCAGTTTGCAAAGCTTCTTCACCCGGCATTGGTGCGTGCATAAATTCTGATATACCTTCAGGTACAGGGGTTGGTTCAACTGTTATAGGAAATTTCTTGTTAGCAAATAGAATATCAACAATTTGTCCGTAAGCAGCTAATGCTTTAGTCTTTGTAATTTTTACAAAAACTTTACTTTTTTCTGTATCACGAAATTGAGTTGTATTATCATAAACACCACGATAGTTTTTATACGCCCGTAACCATCGTGCTTCATGAGTTGACCGTGATGTTTTTGCACCAATATACTTATTTTCTATGTATCCAACAATACCTATAATATCTGAAGATGGAATAGAAGATGGAGCACCTTTATTTTGTTGCTCATCAGCCATTAATTTTTCCTTCTCTTATATTAATAATTGCTATTACCTTTTAATGGTTTTTCACTATCAGCATTCATAATAGTTGAACTTAATTTTTCATTGCTATTATTTGCTGAATCTTGGATAAATTTTTTAGGTTGTCCTGTTCCACCATGTGCATCAAAATCTTTCTTTTCACGAGTTAGTGGAGCATCAGACCTATTCCATTTTTCTTTATCCTGTTTCCATATGTAGGCTTTACCATAATTATAATCGTTTTGTGGCATGTATTTCTCCTTGTTATAAAAATTTAGGTTTTCGTATTGATTGACTGTAGACTTTACCTCCTACAGCATAAGGTTTAGCAGAAACTCTTCCGCCCTGATTTAATCTTTTTTTAATAATCTTTATAGGTATTTTTTTAATAGTTTTTTTAGTTAATTCTCCTTTTTGCAAGGATTTATGTAAATCTTTTGCTGTTTCAGAAACTGTTCCTATGGGTAAATTACCTCCTAAAAGAATTTGATTTAATAACTGGGCTTCTAAAATAGGAACTTTTAATATAGCTTTTGTTATAGGATGTTTCCAAGCTACCAATGCTGTTTTTTTAGCAACTTTCTGTGTTTTATCAAGAGCAGACATCATCTTATTTACTCTTTTATTAACATTACTTAATCGCTTATTTTCTATTGTGTCTTCTATAACATTTTTATGTTCATGCTTAAAAACACCTTTTTTTTGTGATTCAAGTGCTTCTAATTTTGCAATTCTTAGTCTATCTTTAGCGGCTGCAATTTCTGCCTTTTGGTCAGGTCTAAAATACTGTGGTATAACCGAATTACCTATTTTTATATTTGTATTTACTTCTATTAGTTTTCCTTTTTTTACTTTTTTTTCTATTTGACTTAAAAGTTTTCCCGCTTGTTGTACATTCATACTTAAAATACGTTCAGGAGTATAAAATTGTAAAAGAGGAATATATTGTAAACGAGCATTTATAGCTACACCTTCTCTAAATGCAGGTAAAGAACCTATTAATCTATGGGCCGTAGGTCGTAAACCTCCCATAGTTTTAACACGTTTTCTAGGAGAATACTTATCTTCAAATATAGGTTGTTCAGAAGTCCCATAAATCATTAATTTTTTTATAGCCATTTCATAATCTCGACCACCTGTAAAATGAAATGCAGGAGGTAATCTTACTGGTACTTCTGTAGTTTTAGTAAGTATTTTTTTTGTTTTTAATACTTTTTTTTCTTCCGCTAATTTACGCATATCTTCTTGTTCTTGAAGTAATAATTCTTTACTTTTTTCAATCATATCTAGTATCCAAAAACTGTATCACTCGGTTCATATTGTACTCTATCCTTTATTTTCCTTAATGCCATACCAAATGTTGGTTGACTAGATTGCCGTGTCATTATCATATATCGAAGTGCATCATAAGCATGGTCATCTGATTTTGTATCCACATCCTCTGGATTTGTTTTAGAAGTTGGTATACTTGCTAGAGTTCTAATTAAATTCGTACAAGTACTGAATATCTTTAATCTTGGTTCTACAGTCATAGGATTCAAAGCCAGTCTTCTATGTACTTCTACTTTTCCTGCTATTCTATCCCTATCCGCCGGTATCCAACGAACACCATTCCGAATCATAGTTTCTGCTATGCTAGGGCCTATTCCCGTCTTATTCCAACAGCTTGTATCAAGTACAGATAAAGACATCATAGGGTCTTTTCGTTCCATCTCCAGTATAAGTCTAGCTAAAACATCACCTGTATAACCAGAGTTATATAACTCTCGATAGATATAAATATTTCCATCAAAGTCTATACAGCCCCATAAAATACAAGATGGAGATGCATACCCGTAGTCACCAGAACGCATTCGCTGCCATCCTATAGGAACTTCAAAAGGCTCTACTACATGAGTAGAACGCATAAATTCCGGAAAGGCTGCACCTTCTGCAACTTCCCAATCGCCATCCAGTAATCGTTTTCTTTCTACCTCGGGCAATGAACGAAGCATGGCTTCGTATTGTCCATCCCTCATAAGATAAGGATTATCCGTTAAACGAGCCGGTATAAACTTTCTATAGTAAAGCGGCTTTCCTTTATTTTCATGCTGTTCAGGCCACTTGTATATTTCTCCTGACTCCATATCTCGAGCCGCAAATGTATCATTCGGGGGAACGGGGTCAATATACATTTTCTTTACCCACCATCCGCCTACACCGCCGGGGTTAGCTGTGCATCGCATGTAGGGTTTTATTTCTTGGTTGGTTGTTCTTAGTCTTGAACGTAGGTATTCCCAAACATAAGGTGTTGGGTAATGTGTTATTTCGTCTATTCCTATCCAGTTAAAGGATTGTCCTTGATATCGTGTTACATCCTTGTCCCTATCCAAGTAGGAAAACCAAGCGGTAGCTCCACTAGGAAAAATCCACATGGACTTTGATTCCTTAAATACTGCCCCCGGAAATGCCTTTGGATATAATTGCTTGCTTTTATCTATTAGCTCTGTTAATTCATCGAGAGTTCTTCTAATTAACAGTGCCCTATGGTCGGGTAGATGAGCATATCTAAGTAAATCAGCCAGTAGAGCATATGATTTTCCACCGCCTGCTGCACCTCCATATAGAACATCACGTTCCGGGGAGGCCAAAAAATCCGTTTGAGGGCCTGAGTTAGGCCTAAATACTATATTTTCCTGCTCTATATGCTCTCGTAGAGCTTTAGGAGCCAGTTTTATGTCATTTTCCGTTAAGGCAGAAGGATTTTGCCCTGTTAAGGTTCCTTCTATCTTTTTTAGCCCTTTTTCTAGGAATCTAACCTTATCTCGCTGTTTTTTTACCTGTTTTACCTTGTTTTGAACTGTTTTCTTAGCTTGGCGTAGCTTCTTCTGAGCCGCCATGCGAACTTTTGTGTCCATGCTAAAATTATACTGTCTTTTAGGCTTTGGAGGCGGTATTTCATTCACTTAGCTTTTCCACCTTTTCTATAAGTTTTAATTTTTCCACCCTTTTTATTAGGCTTACCATTTTTACCACCATATTTCATTTTCTGTCTATTTAAACCCAACCGTAAATCTTTTTCCTTTTTTAAAATATCCTTATAATATTTTTTACCTATAGCTATTTGAATTTTCCTTAAATCATCAATATTATATTTAGAAAGCTGTACCTTACTAATCTCAGGATTTTTTTGTCTTATACCCTGAATTAATTTCTTTTTTTCTATAATTTTTGATGCTTGTCGTTTTTCTGATATTGTCATTATGTACTATTCTCCCCTAATATTTTCTTACGTAGGCCTTGGGCAGATATTTTTCGCCCGGTTTTAGCCGATAGCCAAGTAGCAACTTCCCGATAAGAGCAAGATTGCAAATAATCCTTTGCTTTTCGATACGCTTCAAGCTCTTCAGGGATAGGGTGTAGTATTTTCGTGTTACTGTCATCTAATTTATATCCAAATGGTATTGTTGAGGTTTTTCTTGTTGTTGTTGTTGGGGTGGTTGTTCTGCTTTCTTCCATGCCGTATATACTATAAACTTTTCGTGTAGTTCCTTTGGTTTTAATGTATTTGGGTTTATCTTGTAATTCTCTCTAATCCAGTCTCTAAATCTGTAGTCTTTTGTTGTTTGATTCATCTAGTACTTGGGTTTTCTAACTTCACTTCCCCCGGCATATTTCTTTACACTTCCACCCTTCTCCAGTCTCCTATAAAAAGCAGGAGATTGCTTCGGCAAATTTAATTTACTTCGTATCTTAGCTGTTTCTTTCGCTACTTTTGTATCCTTGTATGACTTGGATTTCTTAGAAATTTCCTTGCCTATATAAGTCATCTTATCCGTAGCTTTTTGTACGGCCTTCTTTCCAAATTTCTTTATAGCCTTTTTAATAGCCAAAGGGCCGCCTACTCGAGCTATATATGCTAGAATTATTGCTGCTGCCGGTAATGCCATTAGTATCCCCTAACCTTTCGCACTATGCTTCCACGGGCGTACTTCTTGATGTAGCCACCTTTTTTTTCTAAATGGGGGCTAAAAGGCTTCTTCACCACACTTTTTATAATATTTTCAGCTTCCTTGTTAGTTACAGTTTTACCCTTATCTTGTTTTACTTTAATTCGTTTTCTAACACGGTCTAGTTCTAGACCTTGAAGTATTATACCCATTGCTTTTGCTACAGATTCTATATCCATTAATTTTCTCCCTCTACCACAACTTCTTCTAACTTATTAGGAAGCAGCACTACGCCATGCAATGCCGTTACGTTATGGTCTACTATTTCCCGCGAGCCTATTCCTATTCTATTGAGGAGACTTTCTGCTGCCTTCAGCCGAATATCACCCTTGGGAGTTGTTCCGTCTTCATCTAAGGCACTAATAAGGTTACTTGCCGCTTTCATGCCGTGGGTCGCTAGGTACCGCTGAGTACGTTCTACGATTTGACTTGCCA